TCCTACGCGGTAGTCGCGCGCCTGCTGATGGAGGAATCTGAATTTGACCCCACCCTTGATCCAACCTACCAGATCATCGCGGAAATGATCGCGGACGTGCAGCAGGTCACAAAGGATCGAGTCGCAAAGGTCGTGCGCGCTGGGCTAGCTGACGGCGTCGCAGTCGGTGAGCTACAACGCACGCTGATTCGAGACCATGCATTCTCGCCTGCGCGAGCACTGACCATCGCGCGCACCGAAACTGCGCGCACCGTGTCGCAGGGTCAGGAAATGGCATTCAACCAGGCAGCGAACATCGGCGTCGTCTTTGAAAAGGAGTGGGTCACCAGTCAGGATGACGCAGTGCGCGAGTCTCACAAAGAGCTAGACGGCGAACGCGTGCAACCAGGCGAGCCGTTCGATACGATCTCGGGTGCGTCTGGCGAGGGGCCTGGTCTATTCTTCGACCCTGCCGAGGACATCAACTGCCGGTGCGTCGTTCGCCCGGTCAACATCAGGGGCTAGCTATGAGCAGCGCATCCGCACCAATCTTCATCACATCGACGCCTGCTGATACGATCCGCCGCTGGATCGGAGAGGCTACCCGCGAGGGCCTGCAGGACTACCTGGTCGCGCGCATGGCTGAGTCTGTCGGTGGCACGACGGATGACGTGTACGCGGTCGCGCGTGGATCTGTCCCGCACCTTGACCAACTGCTCGATCCAGATCTGGTGCAGCGCCTGGCAGGCTCGGTCGGTGAGTCGCCATTTTCCCTGTCGTACAGAACCGTCCTACGGTACGACCTCGGTGGGATGCCGATGGACGAAGAGGAAGAGGAGCGAGGAGACAAGGACGAAGAAAAGCGTCCGACCTATCGCTTCGTGATGAGCGACGCAGCGCCAGACCGGGCAGACGACATCGTCGAGCAGACCTGGGATCTGTCCGAGTTCAAGAGCAACCCGGTCGCGCCATACAATCACGACTACTCCGCGCCTCCGATCGGCAAGTGGACGAACGTGCGCGCAACCGGTGGCGTGCTTCGCGGCACCTTGATTCCGACGCCCGTGGCTAGCTACCCACTGTCACAGACCGTCGCAGCACTTTTGGAGCAGGGCGTACTCCGCACGGTCTCGGTCGGATTCCGACCGGCAGCAGTCATCGCGCGTGCCTCGCTGCCAGAAGAAGACACCAGGTATTCCACGAGGGGCGCAGTCTACGTCCGGCCCCGTCTGCTGGAAGCCTCGGTGACTCCGATGCCGATGAACCCGCGCGCAGCACTCGCGCGCAGCTACGTCGCGCAGGCATCGACTGCAGAAAAGCCGACCGGCCTGCCGTACAAACCGCAGCCAAACGACGGACCAACTTTCCCCTGGTCTTGACTTTCCACCTTTCCCATGTTCCGTGATAGAACATGGGTGCGCCCATGCTGGGCACCTCACCACAACCGGAGCAAACAAAATGCCCCAGACCCAAGCCGAGTGGCAGGCCTTCGCTGCCTCCACTGCAACAAAGGCCCAGCAACTCGCCGAAAAGGTAGATGCAGGAGCCCGATCGTCCACTGAGCAGACTGAGCAGATCGCTCGGATGGCTGACGACCTGCGCACCGTGCGTCAAGAACTCGCAGAGAGCAAGGCGCGCAACCACGATCCGCTCGCCACCGTTGGCGGTTCCGATCGCGAACTCGTGCAGCGCTTCGTCGACACCGATGGTCGCGTATTCCTTCGCGGTCACGACTCGGACGATTCCTCTCTCTGCCGGTCCGACAGCGATGGCCTGCTGGCTGCGCGTCCGCTCAACGACGCGCACCGCAACCTCATCGAAGCCTGCGAATCGCTTTACGTCGTCAGCGTGGCACGCCACGGTCGCGACGCCTTCGATCATCGGGGCCAAGGCTACCGCGCCGAAGTTGTGCGGAAAGAAACCAAGGCGTGGAACCGCGTGCAGCGCGCCTGGTCCAAGATGCCTGCTCCGATCCGCAAGGCATGGGACGACCAGAACGGCAGCGGTGGCGAGTTCATCCCGACTCCGTTGCTCGCCAGCCCACTGTGGCAGGTCCAAGAGTACGACCCCGATGGCTTCATCGGTCTCTTCGACAGCCTGACCATTCAGTCGGAATCCGTCGAGCTTCCAGTCGGTACCGCGTACCCCGTGCCGTACAAGGGCGGTGGAGCGACTGGCGACAACCCTGCTGCACTCAGCAAGGGCAGCGTCGGAACCAACAAGCTGACCCTCACTGCATCCCCGATGTACACGATGGTCCTGATCCACGAGGACGCAGCCAGTGACTCCATCGTCGCTGCCTTCCCGTTCATCCGTGATGCCATCTCGCGCAGCCTCGCGATGGGCCTTCGTCTCTGCCTGATGAACGGCGACACCGCTGCGACTCACCAGGACACCATCGCTAGCTGGGACACCCGTGGCTACTTCGGTGCAGTGGACGCTGGCAGCATCGACTACCGTCGGACCTTCCAGGGCCTGCGCTCCATCGCGCTCGATGACAGCAATGGAGTCAACCGGTCGACGCACTCCCTCGCGACTCTCTTCGCTGACATCAACGCAGTCGGTGGACCTCGCAGCGTGCCTGGCGACATGCCGATCATCACGAGTCCAGAAGGCTACCTGAAGAACTTTGTTGGCTTGTCTGGCATCGTGAGCGCCAACGACTATGGCAACCGGGCACCAATCGCGGCCGGTGAAGTGGGCAGCATCGCAGGTCACCCGATCATCATGACTGACGCGATGACCTCCGACATGAACGCATCTGGCGTCTACGACAACGTGACCAAGACGAAGACTGGGTATGTCGTGCTGAACCGCCGCATGTTCCGTCGCGTCCTTCGTGCCGGTGCCAGCGTCTCCCTCCAGAATGACATCACCGTCGCTGGAACCTACATGCGTGCCCGTCAGCGGGTTGGATTCAAGGATCTGACCAAAGCTGGCGACAAGGGTGTCCGCTATGCCTACAACATGAGCGTCTGAGGTCTACCATGAGTCAATCAAACGAGTTTAGCACCGCCGTGATGCAGCTTCCTACTGGGGTTGCTACCGCAGGCACTGCTGGCGACGTGTACGCCATCAACCGTCTCGGCGGCAAGGCGCAGGTCACCAATGTCGACTTCATCCCTGAAGCCGCCATCACCGCAAACGACAGCAACAACGTGACGTTCACGGTCACCGTCGGGGGCGTCTCTCTCGGGACGATCGTGACATCGACCAGCGGTACAGGCGATGTCGTCGCAGGCACCAACGAGCCAATCGCACTTTCTGGAGCAGGGTCTAACCTTGTGGCAGAGGGCGGGCTGGTCAAGGTGGCTCTCACGAAGGCTGGATCTGGCATCGCAGTCAAGGGCCTCTGCGCTGTCACCCTGCAACGGGTGCGCGCTGACTGATGGTCTTCGATCGCGCCATTCGAGGCACTGTCTCGACCCCTGCTGTCTCGCTTCGCGAGATGGCCAGGGGGGCGCAGTCACTGATCAAGCGGATCGATTCTGGTTCGCTCGATCGGAACCTCTCTGCGTTGCGGGTTTGCGAATCGCAGACCCTGCGACGCTCAGAGGTGCTTGACGCCATCGACCAACGGTCTCGCGATTTGCTCAGGGGTGAATGATGGCGCTAGCTACCGCAGCGCAGGTGCGAGCACTTGCACCGTCGCTCTCGTCCGCAGACGACTCGACCATCACGACGCTCCTAGCTCGGATCGATGCAGCCTTCGCCCGGTACTGCCTCCATCCACAACCGGACTCGGGCGCGCAGACCATGGAGGCGGCTACCTACACCGTGTTCCCTGGTCGCTACGATCTAGGCCTCGAAGATGATGCCAACGTCGCAGTGCTCCCGACTCCTCCGATCCTCTCCATCACATCGGTGCACGTCGATCCTGAACAGGACTATGGCGATGATACGCTGCTCGCTGCGAGCGAGTACGTCAAGAACGAACGGCGCATCGAGCTACTGGTGGACGCGACGCACTCCTGGTCGCTAGCTCACCGCGCAAACAAAGTGATCGTGTCTGCAGGGCACACGATCGCAAACCATCCGACGCTGACTGATGCAGCCATCGTGCAGTGCATTCACGTCATCGGCAACACGTCTGCAGCAGGGTCGACCAGCACGCAGACCCGCGCAGGCTCTCGGTCTGTTTCTCCGCTGTCGCTGCTGCCTGAAGTCCGCGAGATGCTGACGGACTATCGACTCGCGGTTCCCTGATGGAGCGACTGTCTGTCGAGGAGTGGGAGCGTCGCTGCGAGAATGCAGGACCGCGCCTGGCACGGGTACTCCAACGCAGGGCGACCGCGCTGGCGCTAAAGATGCAGTCACGCGCAGTCGGAAACGCGACGAAGAACCCACGGTCGAGGACCGGCGCACTCCGACGCAGCATCGCAGGCCGGGTAGTCCAGACAGGTCGCACGCTAGCTAGAGTCGAGGGTGTATCTTCACAGGTTGAGACCAGCGG